AAGAAATGTGGAACAAACAAAATGAGTATAATACTCCTTTCAATCAACGGCAAAGATTGGAAGCGGGTGGATTTAACCCTCATTTAATGTACGGAACAGGATCTTTAGCCAATACGGCGGGTGCCGTAGGATCTCCACCACAACCCGCACAAAAGCAATTTAACATAGCACAACATATTCAAAGTGCTATTGAAAATTACCGCAATTATTCTCAATTGAAATTACAAGAGGGCAACCTTGAACTTCAAAGAGATAGATTAGAACAACAGAAGTATATGGACTTCTTTAAGATGGCAAATATTAATGCCGATACTTTAAACAAAGGTTTATCTTATAAATCAGGAGCATTTGATTTAGATCTTAAAAAAAAGTTAGAAAGCAATAATATTCAGATGTCAAATAACATGTTAAAAGATCTCGAACTTAAGATCAAACAAGGATCAACATCTTTAGATCAACAAGTACAAAGGTTTCAACATGAAAAGTCATTATATCCTGAGGAACTTAGTCAAGCAAAATCTAAAACCTATATGGATATGATCGAAGCTCATAACTTTAGCAAGTTTACTCAATTACGTTTAAAAAATCTTTTACAAGATTATGATCTAGCATTACAACAAAATAATCGAGATAATGCAAGAGTATTGCACGATCGTATTAGAGTAGCTTTGGAACGTGAAAGATTAACTAAAGACGAGGTAATGTCTTTCTTTGATCGATTTAACGAAGAAAGAAACAATCAACGAACTGAAAAAGGACGTAATCAACGTCATAGAACAAGTAGAAATTATAAATTTAGATAACTATGAAACAAAATCTTTTTACCTTAGTAAAAACCGAACAAGTTTATCACAACACGTTCGATTGTCAGCATGACCGTAAATTTAGTGGCAAAATGGGAGAACTGATCCCTATACTTGCCGAAGAAGCTTTGCCCGGCGATAAATTTACATGTACTTCAAACCATCTAGTTAGAATGGCTCCAATGTTGGCACCAATGATGCATAAAGTTGATGTATACATGCACTTTTGGAAAGTACCTATCCGCATATTATGGTCAGGCTACGACGAGTTTTTTAATTCAGATGGGGAAAACTATCCTGAACACCCTTATTTTAGATTGGAAGATCTGAAAGTTAGATCTTCCTCTATTAGTGATTACTTAGGATTTCCATTGGTTCACGCCTTTATTCCACCACCTGAAGCAAATCAGGAAAAATGCAATCCTTTTTTCCATTTTGCTTATTATAAAGTATGGTACGAATTTTATAGAGATCAAAATCTCCAAACTTCACTTCCTGAATTAGAGGTTACAGATGGCGACAATACCGATTTATTGGAAGCATTATTATTACATGCTTATCCATTTAAACGTGCATGGGAAAAAGACTATTTTACTTCAGCACTCCCTTTTCCGCAAAAAGGAAATGCCGTAACGCTTCCATTAGGAACAACAGCCGATCTCCGTTTTCTTGGCTATCCTGATAATGGTGTTCCCTCGGAATTATATAGTACAGACGGATCTTCTATAGCTTCAGGTGATTTACGTCCTACTTCTGCATCCTCAGGTTCTACAAGACCTTTAGCGGATAATTCAGATACTCCTTTACAGGTCGATGTAACTAGACACACAACAGTAGATTTAACTACAGCTTTAGCTGCTACGATCAACGATTTAAGATTAGCTGAAAAAATCCAAGAATTTCTTGAATTACGTGCAAGGGGGGGTACTCGTTACTCTGAATACCTTAAAACGGTTTGGGGGGTTCGCACATCAGATGGTAGATTACAACGTCCCGAATATATCGGAGGATCAAAAACACCGATCAATATTAGTGAAGTACTACAAACATCAGAAACTAACGATACACCATTAGCCGAGATGGCAGGTCATGGAATATCCGTAAGTAATATGAACGGATTTAGTACCTATTGTGAGGAGCATTGCGTTATCTTAGGATTAATGTCTATAATGCCAAAACCAAGTTACTATCAAGGGATAAGACGTCAATTTTCACGTTTACATCCATTTGACTACTATCAACCACCATTTGCCCAATTAGGAGAACAACAAGTGTTAAACAAAGAGATCTATTTTACTGAAGGATCCCCAAGTTCAAACAATGGCACTTTTGGTTATCAAGCACGATGGGCTGAATACAGAGATATTCCTTCAACTGTTCATGGATCATTCCGAACAACAGAGAAATATTGGCACTTAGCGATGGATTTTGAAACTTTACCATCTTTAAATGCTGATTTCATCAAATGCAATCCTAGTGATCGTATTTTCGCTGTTCAGGATCTTGAAAATAGATTGGACAACCTTTGGATACATGTAATACATGATCTTAAGATCAAACGTCCTTTACCGATGTTTAACGTACCATCATTAGTTTAATCATGTGTAACTATTCAATTACATTAGAAAGAAACACGGACTATGAAAGAAAAGTACCGTGCGGACGATGTATGCGATGCAAAGCAACCAACTCTGCGAGTTGGTTGTTTCGTTTACAGCAAGAAGTAAATGCAAATTCTTATCCGTGGTATGTTACCTTTACTTACAACGATAACCATTTACCAAAAGTTTGGACTAACGAAGGACACGAAGTTATGACGTTAGATTATGAAGATATTAAAAAGTACTTTAAGCGATTACGAAAAAACACTAAATTAGATAATATACGGTATTTCTGTGTCGGCGAATATGGATCTAAAAGAGGTCGCCCACATTACCACGCTATTATATTTAACGTTCCAAACATGCAAGATATAGTCGACAATTGGAATGCAAAAGGTTTTGTTTATGTTGAGCCGTTCAACCCTATGTTAGGCGGTGGAGCTTATCTTACTAAGTATCTTTGTAAAGATGTATCCGATTTCAATAAGAAAGAAATTGTCAAACCTAAACTTTTAGTTTCAAAAGGTTTCGGAAAACAATATATTACTGAAGCTGTAAAAAATTGGCACTTAGAAAATCCTTATCAAAATTCTTATGTAGTTGCAAACGGTCAAAAAGTACCGATGCCACGTTATTTAAAAGACAAAATTTTCGGCACTAAGAATGAGGATCGCGAATTAGTTACTTCAGCTATGCAAGATTTATCTCGTAATCTTGCAGCAGCCGAATATATTAAAATGCGTAAACGTTTCCCCACAAAAGACGATGATTTTATACAAAATATGTTAAATATTAACAAATTATCAAAAAATTTTGATACGTTTAACAAATCAAAAACGAAATTTTATGGCGAAAAAAGTCGAAATATCCAACAGTAATCAAATTTCAATGTTTGACTTTATAGAGTTTGCTTTGAGCGATTATCCCGTGATCGATGCAATAGTCTTAATGGTTGACACAACATCCAAAAAGACTAAAGTAATGGAAGTACCAATCGAAATTTATTTACTAAAAGATCAAGAAATTATTAACGAAAATTAATTTAAAACTATGAACACACCCGAAGAATTTAAAAAACATCAGGAAACCTACGGATTAATTATCCGTGACAAAGCGATCATCATCCTACTTGCGAGTATGGAAATTTGTGAAATGTTGTTGCCTATCTTTCAGGCGAACACTAAGGATCATGTAGAAATTACTAACTTTAAAGACTATCAATTATGCGAAGAAGAAGCGGAAAAACACGACGTATCAAATACGTAAAAGTTGAAAGAGGTGGTACACGTATGTAGTAACTAAACACCTAACGTTCTTTGACATATCGGACACATGAGGGTAGCCGTTCCGAAGGAACTGAAAAAACAAATCCTCTGAAATGACAAAACGGAAACGATCTCCGATCGTTACTCCGTTTTTTCATTTGCCCCAAATTATGATCTCCTCGATTTGCCCTTACGGCAAATCGTAACCTCTCTGCCCTGACAAAAACACACAAGTAATCAATACCTTTTAATTTTTGAAAAACAATCAGACACAAAAGGCGTATTAATTTATAAAGACCTTTTTGTCAAGGGTGCAAACCTACGTCAACTAGTTGACGAAATTAGCGATCAGTAGCAACACGCATTAAGCACGAACGCAGTTTACAAGGACAAGCGCAAAAAGTAAGCTACTACAAAAGCTAATTACCCCCGATTGGAGCAAGTACCACGTACTGCGGAAAGCGGGAAAATGGTATCATTCATTAACTGACCTTTCGGTCAAAAAAAATTAAAAACATGACAAAATCACGTATTAATTCAGTAGCTGCACGATCAATTATCGTGCAAAAAAAGTATAAGGACTTGATTATGACGCCTTTAAAAATAGGCGGTACTTCTATGACTGTACCTGATCAAGCTATGACTGTTCAAGAGATCATTAAACGATCCCGAAATGGTGGCGTTATCAATACTAACAAATGGGAAGCCGTTTATAATGGCGATATTTTACTCCCTGACGTTTCTAAAATGGACTTTACTGATCTTGAGGAGTATAGAAATGTATTAACTAATAAAAAGTTACAAGTTGAAAAAGAGTATAAAGAATATCAAGAGGCTACGTCCAACATGGACAAGCAAACATTCGATGACAAGCTTCTCTCCGCTCTCGAGAAAATTGCAGAACGAAGTGAACAGTTAGACCAAGCAAAAATTCCTACAAAGTAGGAATTTTTGCCTTACCCCCCCTTGAATATATATGCTAAATGACACCATTTACGAATAGTCAAGGGTTTACTTACAAAATGTAAGTTGTCATTTATTTTAACTTAATACTATTAATTATGCCTTTATCAGTAGGAGCAGGAATGGCTTTAAGTGCCGGTTTAGGTGCTTTAGGCGACTTTATGGGCGGACAATCCCAAAGTCAACAACAAAGAGAGTTAATGCGATGGCAGGAAGAAATGTGGAACAAACAAAATGAGTATAATACTCCTTTCAATCAACGGCAAAGATTGGAAGCGGGTGGATTTAACCCTCATTTAATGTACGGAACAGGATCTTTAGCCAATACGGCGGG